CACTTGGTGACGAACATCTGCTGCACGCTCTGCGGCTGCGCGCCGCCGCCCACCGGGTGGGTGCTCGTGGCCTGACACACCGGGCAGACGACGATGAGAAAGTCGTGATTCGCACTTCCATCGGGATTGGTGGTGTGCACCACCGTGGCCGGATCGACGGTGCCCTCGTGCGCGCCACCGGGCGCATCATCGTGAACCACTGCCCATGGGCTGATCGAAAAGTCAGTCACGTATATCGACACCCAGCACCTCCTGGTGAAAGCTGGAAAGAGGCACTCAACCGGGCGGGGCTGACGTAGACAGTCATGGATTGGCCTCAGCCTGGATGCTCTGGCCTGAACTGGCCAGGCTCCAGTTCGTGGCGTTTCCAGCCACGAGTCCACTGGCCACCGTGTTGTTGTAGCCACACCCGTAGATATCCGCGTAGATGACGCTCGTCGCAGTCACCGCTTGAGGACTGCCCCCTGCGTTGAGCGTTTGTGTCGCACCCTGCGTCAGTGTTGGGGTTACCGCCTTGTACGTCCGGAAGCGCAGCATCGCCTGAAATTGGGTTGCGCTCAACGCCTGCGCCGTGGCGATAACACCCGAGTTGGACGCAATAACCTCGTAGTAGCGCAAACATCGTGCGAGGTCGTCGGCCGGGTGCAGCGGCACGTAATCGGCTGGCTGCGTGCCGACCACCAGCATCGCGTTGTCGAGGTAATAGGTGCCGCTGACGAACAGTGCCACTCCGACGTATAACGCATTAGACCCACTGGGCACCGTGGTGGTAACCGTCAGCGTCTGATACGTGCCGTCTCCCGTATGGAAGGCACTCAACACCTCTACCGAGCCATTCCAGATACGCGCTCTGATTGCACTCGCAACGGAGCACTTGATGCGAATACTGAGAGTGACCGTTCTGTTTCTCAATTCCAGCACGTTTTCGACGGTGTTGTAGACGTTGGTTTGCGCGCTGCCGTGTGTGTAGGCATAGGCTGCACAATAATTTGACCCGCCCGCAGTATCGGCATTCGCCGTGTCGCGGTTCACTGTCATGGACGCACCGGCGCCCCAGGCGGTCTGCCATCGATCAGCCGTAAATGCGCTGGTCAGGCCACTCGTTCCGCGCTGCCAGATTTCAAACCCCCCGTTCGTAAGTAACGAGGCCCGTCCGACGTCGCTCGCAAGCTTGGCGTTGCCAATCGATGCGTTCGGCACCGTCAGCGTCGGCCCGGTGATGGTCGTGTTGCCCAGGTTCACGCCATTGACGTCGGCCCGAATCAGCAGCGATCCATCCGATTTCAACACGTTCAGGGCGCGTGAGTTGGTCACTTCGAGGTTCTGCACGCTCAGCGCGTAGTTGGTCGCGTCGTTGACCGACGTCTGGGTAATCGGCACGCCCTGACCCGAGGTACCGTTGAGCGAGCCGACGACCTGATTTAAGTTCTGGGCCTGAATCAGATCACCGGGATTGACACGTGCAAATGGACTCATGGCGCACTCCAGTGGGCATCAGTGTCGTACGTACTCACGCCGTCGTCCCAGCGCACCGGCGGCCAACTCACCGGCACCTCGGGATCACCCGCGAGCAGCTTCAGATTCAGCGTGGCGACGATGACCGGCTCGCCCGTGCCCTTGCCGCTTTCGCCGCGCAGGTAGATCACGCGGCGCTGGATGGGCGGCAGCACCAGCACGTCGTAGCCCTCGCCGAACTCGTCGCGCAGTTTGACGCGCCCGCCCCACTGCAGCGGCTCGAGCTTTCTGTAGTCATTCAGCGGGCGCGTGATGTCGCGGCCGCCGAAGCGATCGACGTTGCCCTCACCCAGCAGCACCTCGTACGTGCGCACGCGCCGCAAGGCTGGCCGCAACTGGGCGCGCAGCATCAGCGCGCGCACCGCGATGGGCGCCGTGGAAGGGTTGGTGCCGTCCATGCACAGCCCGATGCGCCGCCCGAAGACGTCGGTCTGCCCGACAACCGAGGACTGCGGCGACGAGCTCGCGATGCCGAACTCGTGCAGTGAGCCGCCGTCTGAGGCGGTCGAAAAGTCGATCGTGGCGCGCCCGTCGAGCAAGCCGTCCGCCTGCACGTCGATCTGCAGCAGGTCCTTGGTGGTCACCGGGTGGTCCCAGTCCTGCCCTGGAATGTGGACCTCCCAGTCGGTGGCGAACGTGCACTCCGTGTCCTGCATCGGGTTCTCGGTGCGCGGGATGATGCACCAGCGCAGGTGCGCGGCCGCCGCCGTCGGATTCCAGGATCCGATCCACAGCCGCGGCGGCGAGGTCAGGCCGCTGACCGCGAGCATGCGCACCTGCTCGCCGGGGAGCACGACCAGCCCGCCGTGCCACAACATCGGCGACGGACCGATGGCCTGCGGACTGGCGCCATAGCCGGCGCCGTAGCCAAACGGCGAGGTGCCCGCGTCGCCCTGACGGATGTCGCGGCCCCACATCAGGTACGAGTCCGCGCCGTTGTAGACCGCGGCGATGATCCACGGCCCGTACGAGGTCTGGGCCAGGATCTTGCCGCGGATGGGCGTTTCGTTCGGCAACCCGTGGCCCGGCGTGACCGTGGTGATGCGGCCGGTGGTCGAGCCACCCGAGACGTCGAGGCGGAACAGGCCCGCCAGGTCGTTGACGTACACGCTGCCGTTGGCGCAGATCGCGCTGACGCCGTTGTCGTCGTCGACGGCAGCCTCGTAAAACGGCATCAGATTCGGCGTGAAGCCCGTGGTGCCGTCGACGTCGTGCAGCCCGTTGGTCTTGGCCACGTACACGTGGCCCTGGTCCGAGACCAGGCTGTTGATGCCGTAGGTCGTGTCGCCGACGCTGATGCTTGCGCCCCAGTTGGCGGGCACCATCGGATCGGCGGCGACGTTGGTCACGCTCGAGAACGTGTCCTGGCCGATGAGCTGCCAAGCGCCGGTCGTGCCCGTGGCCGCGGCCTGATACCACGCGTGCGCGATGGACTTTCTGTTTGGGCCGCCGCCGGTCCAGGTGCCCGCGGCGTTGCGATGCAGGGGACCCGGTGCTGAACTGCTGGACTGCCCGGCCGAGGTACCGACGTACAGGTTGCCTAAAAACGTGTCCATCGACCACGCCACGCCGGAGCCCATGTCGTGGTCGAGCGTCGGCGGGCCCGTGCCGTTCGGGATGCGGTAGATCCAGCGCCCAGCACCGACGTAGAAGTCGCCGTTGTAGTCCTGACCGCAGCGCGGCGCGGCGACGCCGGGCGCCGCCGGCAGGCTGACGTCGGTCACCAGCGGGCCGGGCAGTACCAGCCGCGGAAAGCGGCAGTCGGCGTTTTCCGCGTACGCGTAGGTACCCGTCAAGAGTCGCCACGAATAGCCGAAGCCGAGGTGGAACGTGTCCATCACCAGCGGCTCTTCGGAGACGTCCAGCGGCTCGCCGGAAACCTGGACGATGTTGGTTTCCTGGTCGACGGACTGCTGCTGGCGCTGACCGGCGGCCGAGAACTGGAACAGCGTCAGGTCCTGGCCGTCGAGCGTGATACTTTCGCGCAGCGGATAGGGCACCGCGTCAGCCGGGCGTCAGGACGGTGTAGCCGTAGCCGAAGTTGTCGCGCGAGCGCACGGTGAGCACCGATGGCCAGTGCTGCTTGCGCACTTTGGGATGCTGCAGCGTCAGGCGCTTCCACTGATTCGCCGCGGCACGCGCCTGCGCGCGCTGCTGGCGGTAGGTGTTCTGGTCATCCGGCAGTCCCCACTTGCTGAGCTCGAGGAAGATCCACGGCGCGCCGACGAGCTCCATGCCCAGCAGCGGCAGGATCGCCTGATCACCCTCGTTCTGCAGCCCCTCGGTGGTCGCCAGTCCGAAGCCCGTGCCCGTACTGGGAAAAATCCACCACGACAGCGGCACGTACACCTGCGGCAGCAGCGTGTCGCCGTCATTCAGCGGCTGGGCGATCTCGATGCCGGGGTTGTCGGCGCCCGGCACCCAGCGCCAGTTGATCATCAGTTGGTCGTCGTCGTTGGGCTGCTGCCCCTCGCCGCGGTAGTACACCTCGACCAGCTGGTCCTCGGCCTGCAGCCAGGGAAAGAGCGTGCCGACGGGGTAGACGCGCTGGTCCTGTACCCCCGGTATCGGCAGTTTCTGGACCGTCCAGCACTCGGCCAGCACCTTGTTGACCAGTTCATTCAGTCCCAAGCGCCCTTCGTAGCGCGTCGGCGGCAGGCGGCCGATGAACTCGACCGCCGTGCCGTTGGGCGTGTTGACGCTGTGCGCGCGCTCGAGGGTGACCGTGCCGGTGGTTTGATCCAGGCCCTGGTACTGCACGCGGCGCACCTGCCCAGCGTTCGGACCCGTCGGCTGAAATTCCCAGGTGTTGCCGAGAAAGCTCGGCTCGAGCTCGGTGCTGAGGAAGTCGCTGACGATGACCTGGTTGGCCTGTGACGCGCCGGCGGTGGTCACCGTCTGCACGTTGAAGCCGGCGGTCTCCGCCAGGCGGTGGCGATACTGGGCGAGCGTGCTGGGCACTCAGGCGTTGCCTTCGATGCTGGCCGAGGCCATCACCCGCGCGTGGCCGGTCGTCGCCGGGATGCTGTTGATCTGCAGCGTGATGCGGTCGCCGGGCTTGATGGCGACACTGCCCGCATCGCCGATCGTATTGTTGAACTCGCCCGTCGAGGCGGCGGCGAGCGTCGGGCGGTTGGCGGCGGTGGCCCAGATGCTGGTGCCATTCTTGAGCACGTCGCCGACGGTGTTGCCGGCGCCACTGCCGGCGGTCACCGCGAGAAACTTGATGCCGGTCAGCCGCCCGTAGGAAGTGGCGACGTACTCGTTGAGGACCTGGGCGGCAGTCACCGCGGCGTTGGAATAGCCGGTGACGGTGTCGATCGTGTTCTTGGCTTGCGCTCGCGTGCCAGGCATGGGGAAAGCCTCCTGGTTTTCTTGTTGTCCTAGGAACGGCGGCGATGGGATGCTGAGGCGGGCTCGGGCTCGGGTTCAGGCTCGGGCTCGGGCTGTGGTTCGGGCGAAGGAATCTCGGGCTGGTCCTCGTCTTCCTCATCCTCGTCCGGTGCCGGGATGGGGTCGGGCACGCCGCGCTGGCCGTAGCCGAGGGTTTGCAGCGTGCTGGCGACAACCGCGGCGATCGTCTGCACGTCCAGGCCACCCGTCGCCAGGCCGGTCTGCTGCAAGCCGCCCACGATGGCCGCGCCGAGGTCCTGCTGCTGCTTGCGGTCGTTGTGCATCACGTCCTGGTGCTGGCGCAGCGCCCGGTCGGTCGGCAGATCATCTCTGCCGCAGTACTCGCACATCGGCGGCGCCTCCGGGAGGGAGAGACCGGCCAGCTGCGGAAAGTACACCGGGCGTGCGCCGCGCCAGCAGCCCTGCGCTTTGGGCGAGCTGGCACCCGGTCGTCCCTCGTGCGCGAGGTGCTCCTTGCCGACGCCGACGTGCTGCTCGCAGGTCGGTACCAGGGGTGGGCGCAGGTGGTAGCCCAGGTCGATGACCTGCTGCACGCTCATCTCGCGCGCGCCGCCGGCCTGAAAGAGGGCCTCGAACGGGTGATCCATGTAGTACGCGCTCGAGCCGAACTGGCCGTAGTCATTGAGCACGGCCACGCCGCGATTGATCTTCTTCATGAGCTCCATCGGTGAGGCGTCCACGGCCTGGACCTCGCCAGACGGAAAACGAACGTAGACCATGCCCTGATCGGCGATGACCGCGTTCGGCGATTCGGTGGTCAGTGCTTCAGCCATAGTGGCTCGGGTGCTCCTTGCTCGGGTGCGACGTATTCGGTGGTGAGGGTGGGACGGTGAAAGATCGCGGCGTACTCCCAGTCGACCTCGTCGGTCATCAGGTGCGCGCCTTTGGGGCCGAAGGTCGGCAGCGTTGAGACTCGCCAGAGGCTGTCGTCCTTGGCCAGGGGTGTGCGCGGCCCAGCGGGCGGTCGTTTTCCAAAGCCTTTGATGGGTACGACGGGCAGCGGGCCACGCGGTGGGCGATCGCTGAGCCGTACGAACGTCCACCCCTGCTTGCGCAAGCGCCCGATCATGCGCTCGAGCGACCACTGCAGCCGCGCCTGGATCAAGTCCGGCTCGGCGCGCGCGGGGAGGCGCACGTGGAACAACACGGTGTACGCCTGCTGTTCGAGCGCGGGCCGCTTGATGATCGAAGGCATCAGGAATACGACAACGTGATCGAGCCTGAGACGAGGTCAACCACGATGCTCGTCCGACACGGAATGTCGAGGTCGACTAGCGTGGCGACCGGCAGCGAGGCCTGGCTGCCGTACACGACCTGCGCACCGTCGTAGACCACCAGGCCGCTGGTTGCGCCCGTAACCAGCAATTTTCCAATGCGCGCGGGCCGGTTCTTGATGATTTGGCCGGTGCCGGTGCCAATCGCCGCGGTCGTCTGCGCCTTGAAGCTTTCGACCGCCATCAGGAATAGACCACGAGGCCGGCTCCACCGGTGGGCGTGACCAGGTACATGCCCGTCCGCGCGGGCATGTCGACGTCGTAGACCGTGCCCGACGTGGGCGTAGACGGCGACACGAACAGGACCGTGCCGCTCGCGGCGCTGGGGTTGTCGTACACCGTCAGCGTGCCGGAGGTCGTGTTCAGGTAGACGATGACTTTGGCCAGGCGGCCGGCGCGCGCCTTGATCACCTGGTTGGTGCCGCCGTTCCACACCGCGTAGGTCTGGCCTCGAAACGTCTCTTCCACGAACGGATCTACTTGACCGCGAGAAGCCGAACCGCCCAGTTGCTCGAGTTGGTCGTGGCCGCCGCGGCCTCGTCGGCTTCCAGACGCTCGAACATGCCGTAGATCGTGTCCATCGAAACGACCCAGCTCAGGTCCAGCGGGCTGTACCAGGTGTGCGTCGTCGGCTGGCGCTGGATGGCCTTGAAGTAGTGCGTCTTGCTCCAGAACGCGCCCGTCGCGTTCGGCGCGGTGCCGGCCAGCAATTGCGACTCGTACACATCGGCGCCGTAGATCTTGCCGACGCGCGCCTCTTCGACCGCGGTGCCGGCGTCGTCCTGGCCGACGTACAGCATGTTGGTGAATTTCTCCAGCTTGAGAAACCCGGAGTACGTGGCGGGCGGCACGACGATGTACCACGGTCGAGGCGCGGCCTGGTTGCGCAGCAGCGTGCGCGCCTGGATCAGGTTGTCGTCGGTGAGCTCGGCGCCCGAGGTGCCGACGTTGTTGGTCGCCGACGGGAACAGGCCCGCGGCGTCGACGTCCATCTGGCGCGCGAGCGCGTAGGCGCCGGCAATCGTCGTCTCAGAGCGAATGTCATACCGCGATTGGATCTCGGCGATGTCCTCAATCATCTGTGCGATGGCGCGGTGACCGTTGGTCATCGGCAGCACGAACTGCTGCTGGGTCTCAGTGATGGCCTGCGGCGTGAGCGCGGTGCCGGCCGCCTTGGCGGAGGCGGTCAGGTTGTGGCGCGACGGCAGGTTGATGGTGTTGGCGTGCTGGTCGACGAGCGCGCTCTTATCGTCGAAGAGCGCGGCGACGACGACGTCGTATTGAATGGCCCGGTTCAGTTCAGGACTCCACACCTGATCGATGAACACGGCGCTCGTGCTTATGGTGACGTTGGCCAAGGTTTTCTGAAGCCCCCGAAGTGGGCGTTGTTAGCGGGGGAAAAACTAACTAGCCCGAGGTACGGCCATTGGCAAAGTCGGCCTGGAGCTGCGCGGTGATCGCGTCGATCTGGGCGCTGGACAGCTTGGCGGCATCCTTCGGCGACATGGCCAGATAGTCATCAACACTGAGTCCGTTCAGGTTGGGCGCGCCGGCGCCGTTGGTGGCCTCGGGCGTGGCGCGCGAGCCGACGAGGCGGCCGCGCAGGCCCTGCAGTTCGGCCTCAAGTTTGGCGACCTGCTCGTCGCGGCTCTTTTTCCCCAGGTCGAACGCGCGTTTGGCGAGCTCGGCCGCGGATGGCGCGGAGTGCAGCGTTTGATACGCCTCCTGATCGACGCCGAGATCCG